CAGCGCCAATATAATCATAAACCCTAACTGCAAAAATATCATCTGTTGGTGTATCTAGGCTTTTTTTATCAATATTTGTTATTGAATCAATATAAGCAAAAAACGTAGGAGTTTCAAATTCACCTTGAAAAATAATCCCATCAGTAAAATTTAACTCGCTAATATCGCTGACAACAATATCTTGAATTCTCAAAGAAACATTGGGGGTTGAAATATAATCTTCACCATTACCTATAAGAGAAATTTTTGTTATTGCTCCGATTCTATCTGTTTCTAATGTATATTCCGCTCCAGTTCCCATAATACTCGGAATGATCAATGAGGCATTTGATCCTGTTGCTGAAGTAATATTTACAATAGGTAAATTAGAATTCTTATATCCCATTCCACCAAGAGCATATGGAGTATTTGTATTTTGATAATATTCAACTCCTGTTATTGCGCCACCTGAGCCGATTGAAGAAATTCTTGCAAAAGCAAAATCTCCGTCTCCTCCGTTAATTGTTAACATATCATTGGCAGAATAATTTTCCCCTGCATTAATTATTTGAATAGGTGCTAAAATACCAAATTCAGTTAAATTTTGTTGGGCATTATTGACTGTTAGAAGAGATTGGATATCTAAAGTTGGGGGCGTATCATATCCTCCGCCTCCATTATTTACTAAAATGCTAACAATTGGATATGTTACTAACGTTGTATATGTTAATGCGTTTAATAATGTTGTGTTGGCATTGGCAGAATTGGTGAAATTTAAATTATTATTCCCGATAATTGTTGATATATTATTTCCGATATAATCAGAAGCAATAAATGAAATAATACTTGAGTTTAATTCGTCAAGCAAACTTACTGTACAATTTGCAACAGTATCTACGTTTCCGCCGTAAATAACATCAACTTTGGAATTTGCTCCTTTTTGATACCCATACCCACCATCAACGATTATGACATTTCTTATTTGGCCTGATGTTACTTCTGAAATTTCAGCAATAGCTCCAATAGGATTGTCGATAATTTCATTGAACCCACCAGTAATAATAACTGGGTCTCCAACTTTATATTTTTGCCCTCTTTTTTTACTATCTATAGTAATATTTGAAAGAGAACCTATTATTTTTGATGTTAGTAAAACTGCTCCTTCAGGAGGACCAACATTCGTATCGTAGTCGACATAATTTCCGTTTAAAAAATATACATCTTTGTTTTTATTATCGATAATTCTTATTTGTTCTCCGGAAAAATATACTCTTTCTATATCGCTTAAATAAATTTGAATATAATTTCCATTGATTTTACTTTTTTCAACAATACCAATAGTTTTTGATAGTTCCCCTAAAACTCTAAAATTATTAATTTTTAAAAAATTTAAATCAAAAGATTTGATTTTTATAGATTTTGGAACTATCCATTTACCATCGCTTGCCCGTAAAACATATTCTCGTGTGGTAAAGATATCAATATTAATATCATATAAAGCTCTAAAAAGAAATTTAAATGAATCAGGAATACCTTTTGCTTTATATAATTCTTTGGCAAGTTTTATTAATTTTACTTTATCTGTTGCAATTTCATCAGGGAAATATGGTAAAAAATCTTGTTTAAAATAATCAATAAAATCCGCAAATCCATAATCAATATCAAGTTTATCCCCAAAGCCCATAATATCATATGTATCATCAAACCACTCATAATATGCTGTAAAAAATTCTAAGAATCTTGAGTATGATGGGTCATCTTTTATATAAGATGGTATTTTTGATTCAAGTATTGTAGAGTAACGATTTGACATTTAGGTTTTCGCTTGTACATTTAATACGATTGCTGAATCATCCATCATATCCAGCGTTATGATTTTATCCTTGGTTGAATAAAATATAGTTGATTCGGGAATAATTGTAATTGACATATACCCTAATAAATTATTTATTTGGTATGGGGTAAAGTTATTTATTTTAACTATACCTGTTGCGTAATTTATTTCGCCAATATTTTCTTGTGAAATAATTTTAATACCATTATTATAATAAAAACTTCTTAGCGTGACAACATTCCCACTAAATTGCGGAACAAGCAATGCCCCTGAACCTCCGCCCCCAGAAACAGCAACAACTGCTTGGGTGTAATTTTTGCCTGGGTTAATTACTTTGATATTTGTTAATTTTCCGTTTGTTACCTCAGCAATAGCTGTTGCTCCAGTTCCATCCCCATAAATTGTTATTGTTGGAACTGAGGTGAAACCAGAACCCTCTGTCACAATTTCAATCGATTCAATTACATTATAAGTTGTTGGTGATTCTTCAATTAATACATTTTTAATAATATTATTAGATACTAGATCAACAATATCAAAAAATCCGCTAGTCAATGAACCTTTTTTAATTGCAGTACTAAAATCTAATGTAAATGAATTTGTTGTATTAAATATTGGTAAAAATCTTTTTTGTAATGAGATAGTTGATTCTGATGTTATAATTGATTTATCTGTATTCTTAATTGTGGTAATCAAATCAGGTAAGATAAACGAAGAATCAAATGTATTTAAAGTTTTTTCGCAAAAACTTAAAATAGAAAGTTTTAATAAATTTTTTAATGCTACTGAATCAAATATTGATTGATTTTTATTGAACAAAATATTTGACGCGATTTTAATAAATGTATAATCAATATCTACTATTTCTGGTGTGACAGTAATAACCCCGAAAGGTTTAATATATTCGTTAATTAACCTATATTTTTGGGAAGCTGTTATACTATAACCACCAACAGGTTTTATGCATATAAACATTTTCCCATATTGGGGGTGATCCATTTCTTCCCCTCCCCAAACATTTACTGCTTGAATAGGTACAATTTGGTTATCTCTTTTTAATAATTCTAAATAGTCGCTTTTTGTTACAGCCCTATTCTGAGAAGCGTATGCTTTAGGTGCAGCATATTTGATGGAGGATATAGATTCTTTTTCTAATCCACCTGTAGCAACTTGAGTAGCTTCAATAATCGTGCCGGAATATGTTCCGATTTTATCCATCAAAGTAAATTTATAAGCACCATTAGGTGCGCTACCTTTTGTAGTTAGATATTCAACTGTGATAACATTACCTGTAGTTAATGTTTTTCCAAGAATACCATCACCGAAATAAATTTGATATTTTCCATCTAATGATTCTTGTAAAAAGTAAACTTGTGTGGTGTTATCTAACAATAAATGAGATGTAGATAATTCAAATTTATTAAATGTTGTTGATTGACTACTATCATACACTAAAACAGATAAAGTTGTTGTATCAACGTCAGAATCAGGTAATGTAAATGTTAATGAAGGGTTTTGTATGGTATTTACCTGATAGGTGTATCTTACAGGTTGGCCTTGATATATTTTTACGCCATTAAATTGAGCAGAATTATTAACAGTTGTAACAGTTACTTCTTCTAATGTAACAAATGGATAATTAACGTTGTCAATAGCATGAGAGTAAAATTTAGTATATTTTGGGATTGTAAAATTCGGAGAAGTGGTCCCATTAAATTTTACATTGATAACAGCAGTAGCTGCTCTGGGAGAAGAAGGGGTATAATTTAATAATTTTGCATGAGAAATTACAGAACCTCGTTTTACAGAAGTATCTAAAAACATTTCATTGGCAACCATATTTAAATAATAAGCATTATAATGTGTATTATACGCTAAAATATCTAATACTTGAGAAATAACAGACCCTTCAAAATCATAATCGTTGAATTTGTCTTGACCTTTTAAATATTGTTTAAAATTATATTTGATTTGATCAAAATCTAATTCTGCTATATTTAGTGATGAGTTGGCTGTGGCCATGTTTTCCCCTAATTCTTTTTCTTATTAGTTATTATTTATCTTAATCTAGATAAAATAAAATCTGCTGTAAATGGTTGTACTAAATTTTCTATATAAAATGTAATAGTAACTTGATATGAATTGTAATCTGGTAATCCTATTACATTAACTTTTTCCAAAGAAACACGCGGTTCATAATTTTTTATGACAAATTCTACTTCTTTGGTTAAAGCAGATGCTGTCATAGGAGACAACGGTTCAAACAATAATCTTCTAATATTTGATCCATAATCAGGATTAAATGGTTTTTCATTATGATTTGTTAATAAAAGATTTTTTAGAGCTCTGACAACAGCAAATTCTCCTGTTGTTATCATTAAATCTTGTTTTGCTGGATGCGGATTAAATGTTAAATCTAAATCCGAATAACCGCTGTAATTTTTTATTGTGCTCATATTAGTTTAAATTTATAGTTGAACCTTTAATTGTAGTAGCACCAGAACTTATCTGATTGAGAGTATTTGTTACTGTTGTTGACATACTTTTACCTACAGTAAGTTTATAATCCCCTTTAATATTAGCAATATAATCTCCATCAACAGTTAATGTACAATTTTGTTTAACATAAACTTTTGCGTCTCCTTGAACTGTTATATTACATTTACCCATAATATAAACATTATCATCTTTCATTACAATAGTATATTTATCTTTAACAACTTTATCTACTTGAGTACCTGTTGGGTGTATTTCAGAAAATGTTCCAGATCTATGGTACAAATGAGTTCTTTCTGATCCAGGAGTATCATCCAATTCAAAATAATGACCAGATTCAGTACTAATTACCTGATTATATGGATATTTTGAATTATATGGTGTTTTTGGTTCAACCCAATTATTATTTGTACCGTCAGGAACAGTAACAACAGAATCCAATTTAGTTTTAACTATTGTTTCAGATATACCTTCATTTCTTGATAGACGGCTTGTTGTTGGTTCGTTTAATCTAAACGGGAAATTATTAGCTTGCGGTGTTTCTTCAATTACAACTCCAGTTCCATCAGATTTATATGTTATAGATTTAACTTTTCTTGGTGCTGATTGTAATTCTGCATCTGTTCGTGGATCATTAAACCCAGTTTCTCTGTCTGGTGTATCTTCCGGTATACCATGAAAAGCCCCCATTATAATAGGAAATTGTGCGCCATCTCCATCCATAAAAAATCCCATAACCATATCACCTTCTCTTAATGTTGATGGAGTTGAATATGAATTATTAGTTGGATATAACGGTTGAGCCCATGGTAAGGATTCAGTTGAAACTTTTGTTTTAGTGTTATCGTGTAAACCTTTTATTCTGACTTGACATCGACCAACATTCAATGGATCCATTCTACTTTCAATAGTACCTAGCCACCAAACAAATCCATCATGACCCAAAAAATTAGATCTTCTTGAATTATTAAATTCAGTTGTCATCTTACACCTTTCCACGCAGGATTATTATTATCATATGAGCCAAAATCATTAGGAAACGATTCTTTACAAATTTCTAAACATGTAAAAAAATGATTTTCTTGATTTATTAAATGTCTTACTGCTGTAACAAGATATTTACCAGAATAAAATTTATCAGTTTGTTTTTGACCTGTTGTAGAATTTGAAACAATCTCAGGCAAATCAAACTGTATTACTTTTCCGACACTTAATTCAACATCACCAGGAACTAAAATTTTTAATCTATTTGTAAATAATAATGCTAATTGCGCTGTTCTGTGTGAAACGGTTTCTTCTACTCTATTCTCATTAACAGTTATTTCTTTATTTTTAAAATATAAATTTTCACTTTGACCAGTAGAAGTCACGCAAAATTTAATTACTCCTGGAGTTTCATCTATTTTATCTCCGAATCTATTCGTTGCTGAATATGGAACCCCAGATGCATCTAATGATGCAGAATTTTTTTTATATTCTTTGTAATCAAAATTAGATTCACCAAATTTTAATCTAAGTGGGTCTACAGTATGAGTTTTATTTGACAACGCACCAGTTCTAACTGCCGATATAGAATCAAACGAATTAACCAATTCAAACGAAATCACATTAACAAATTCTTTATTAATATCAGACACCATTTCATTTTGCTTAGATTTTAAATTTTTCTCGTCGTATTGATATTTTTTAAATATTGGTTGTTTAAATAAATTTAAAATTGATTTAAAATTAAACCCATCTCTATTTTCATAAAACAAATAAGGTGATCCAACATTTTTATTATCATTAGCTAGTGCAAAAGTACACAACCAATTAATAGCTTGTATTGGTTTAAAATTAGGAACAACAAGAGATCTTAATCCAGAAGTTTCGTCGATATTTGTAAAATCTTTTTGTTCAATTTTTAGCGAATTAAACGCAATATCTTTTACTATATCAGAAATTTTAATATTTGTATAAGATTTTGATAATTTATATTGTTCATTTAACATAAATTCTTCAGAACAAAAATGAATAATATAATTTTCGTTTGTATTTTTTGTTTGAGTTCTATTGCTGATTTTATAAATCCTAAAGTTTTTTTCAATAGGATTATCAAGACCAGGTTTATCTAATGATAATATTAAAATTTCTTGACCTTGTAATTGCAATATTTGAATATAATTCATAGAATCATTAACAATTAATGCACCGCTAATTCCATTATTAAATATATCTTCAAAATAATTAAATTCAACAATAATATTTTTAAATTCAATCGGTTGCCCACCTGCTCCAACTATTTTACAAGAGCGTAACCCGACATCTTGAGCATGTAAAACGCCATCAGACATATTGTTCCCTCATCAAAACTTTTAATTCTGTTTCAAGTTGATTGGCATATTCTTTTCTAATCAATTTAATTTCTCGTTTAGCTTCATTTAATTCCGATTCATAATCGTAAATTGATATTTGTTCTTTAGTTATCGTTACAGTAATATTATCTGCTTGTGCTGTTGAGTCTGCAAAATTAAATGTATCATCATCGTAACCATTAACACCGCCATTATATGCTTTTTGATCGATATAAATTGTTTCTGTTGTTGAAACGCCACTTATATTATCTGTTGTTGTTATATGAGATCTATAACCAAGAGGATTTATATTGATTGTCGCACTAGCATATTCAGAACCAGTAATATTTAATGCTGCTCCTTGTTCTGCATATTTTTGATCAAGCATTTTATTGAATTCAATATAAGATAAAGGAAAATCAAAAAATGGGTTGATAATATCATTTGCTAATAACACTATCCAATGTTTTTCTGCGTCACCATAATATTTAAATGCAATTAATTCGGGAGTATCTCCTTCTTGTAATTGGTATGGGTAAAATATAGATAATCTATCTGAATATTTATCTCTAATGGCTGTTCTAGCTATTAGATCAGTAACTAAACGATTGTTTATTAATAATTTTGGGTATTTTGAGAAAAAATTTGCCATAATTAATAACCTTCTGAAATTCGTTCTTTTGTTAAAATTTCCATTTCTTTGAATTGCAACGTCACACGTGTTTTAACTGGCATGCCATCATTATGCGCAACCCAACCAACTTCCGGTGCATAATCAACCATTACAGAAGTTAATGCACAGGGTGCGAATTTATGTAAATTTTCATTTCTTTGCTCTAAATATCTGTATTCAATATTGAATACAGATGGGACAATAAAATATCTCCCTGTACCGGAATTGTCAATTTCAGGAGCAGAATGATATCTAAACATTTTAATAATCTCTCTCACAGTAGCTGCTTCTTCTGGGCTTTTTGGTGTAAATGTAAAATCAAATTGAAATGTTCTAAAATTCATAGAAGTAAATAATACTTCCATCTGTGGGTTTATTGCTGTATTTTTTTGCCCCAACATATATTGAGTAAAACCTCCGCCTGTCACACCAAGCCCTGATGAAACATTACCCAAAATTTCTGTTGCAACAGGTGGAGCCGCTGCACCAACATTTCTGATAGTTTGGCTTAAACCTGAACTTTCCTTACTTGCTTTTTCGGCTGCATCTAATAAAGAACTGTAATTTTTACCTTGAGATATAACTTCTTGACCCATACCAAGTTGACCTGTCGCCTCAGTTACGTCTATATCAGCATAATTAGCTTGTTGATTTATATTAACTGTGTCTGGCATGTAAAGATTTATAAATCCTTGTATTTTTGATGTAGCGGGAGAATACAAAGTTTCTGCGCTATTGTCCATAAACCCTTCAATAGCAGCCTCGGCTGATGATAGTGCATTATCTACACCATTTAGATAATTTTTTACAGAATCATAAACACCAGAAATTGCTTTTGTTGGGTCTGAAATAAATTGGCCAACGCTATCTAATGTATCACCTATACCAGAAGCAATATTTGTTGCAGCAGAGATCCCAACAGTAGCTGCTGTGACACCACCAATAACTGATCCACCAGCTGTTGCTGCGACACCCGCAATTCCAGCAACTGATCCTACAACACTAGACGCAGTACCAACAACTGAATTTACTGCGCTTACTGCTTGATTAGCAACACTTGCAACTGACCCAATTGTATCGGTTACAGCACTTGCAACACTAGAGATTGAACTAGCCGCTGAAGCAGCTTGAGTTGCTGCATTTCCTATTGAATTCATTGTAGAAGCAATTGAATCGGAAATACTAGAAGGTGGTGTAATTGAAACTGGGGAAGATGGATTTGCGATATAATTTGATTTTTGCGGAACCATAACGGTAAATGAAATGTAATGACCCTTTCTAGAAGAACCTAGATCATCAGGATATGTCAATATAGGTAAATCGTTTACCGATTTATATAAATCTTGTAATGGGCTTGGCATAAATTTTATCAACTATTTTTTAATTTTAACTAAATACTATTTATATCAATAATTTGTAAAAAATTAAATTATGGCAAAAAATTATAAACAAGGAATTTATAATATAAAAAACCCGAGTAAATATAGGGGTAATGCTGCAAATATTGTTTATCGCAGTTCCTGGGAATTGAGAGTATTTAAATGGATGGATGATAACCCTAATATATTAGAATGGGCATCAGAAGAGTGTGTTATTCCATATAAATCTCCTGTCGATAATAAATTTCATAGATATTTTCCAGATATTTGGGCAAGGATATTAGGGGTTGATGGTAGAACTAAAACTTATTTAATTGAAATTAAACCTTATAACCAATCAATTGAACCAGCAGTAAAAAAGAAAATAACAAAACAGTATATAACTGAAGTTTGTACATATGCAATAAATCAAGCAAAATGGAAAGCTGCTAGAGAATATTGTTTAGACCGTAAATGGGAATTTAAAGTTTTAACAGAAAAAGACTTAGGATTATAAATGGGATTAAATCTTAATTTTGATTACAAATTTAGTTTAAAAAATGTTACTGAAGCCATAAAATGGTTTAAAGAACAAGTAAAGCATTTAAAGAAACCCACTGCTGATGAGATAAAAAATAATAAAATAAAACAGCAAGAATTATTAAAAAAAGGTACAAATACAACAAATAAATTTGAAGTTGGTAAAATGTACCTTTTCCATTATAATCCAAAAGGTAGAGAAAATTTAGAATATTATGATACATTTCCATTAATTTTATTAACCAGTATTAAACGTGATCGATTCACAGGATTAAATTTACATTATCTTCCTGTTGAACCAAGAATGATTTTATTAAGTAATTTATTAACAAAAGGTGTGTATAAAGATGGAGAACTAGAACGATTAAATATTAAATACGAAAATTTACAGGGTGTGCAACAATTTTCGTTTTTTGAACCCTGTTTTAAACAATATTTAACCAGTAACGTTCGTTCCGAAATAAAATTGATTCCACCTGAAGATTGGGGGTTTGCTGCTTCATTGCCTATTGAAGCATTTAAGAAAAAAACGAAACAATATGTTTGGAAAGAATCTATGGCAACACAAGATATGACACTTTAAAAGGATACTATAATGTCATTTTTAGATACAGTAAAAGAGTTAATGAGTGGAAATGGTCCGAAAACTGATGACTCAAAATATCGCGAAGCAAAGAGCGAGTTATTAGCATACGATATAGGTAGAACAGCATACTTTGATGTTGAGTTCTACTTTAATAAATTTGCTGATAATGATACCTTAAGATATGTTTGTCATTCAGCAGAACTTCCAGGTGAATCAACAGCTACAGTACACCAAAAAATATATGGGGTAACTGAACAACATTCAGTTATGACTGGATATAAGGATATAGATTTATCATTTTATACCAGAGGTTCACAATATGAAAAAACCAGAAAATTTTTTCAAAATTGGATAGCATATATCACAGGAAGAGAAGAAACTATAAAAAATTCTGGCATAGAAACAACTTATAATGTTAGATATAAAAGTGAATACGCATCAAGAATAAAAATAACACATTATGCGATAACAGGAATGCCGTTAGTTGAAGTAACATTAATTGATGCATTTCCAATTTCAATAAATCAAATTCCCCTTTCATGGGCAGCTCAAAACGAAGCCCAATCATTAAATGTTGCATTCGCTTATACAGAATACACATATGATTTTAAACATGTGGAAAGTAATGGCGCCTATACAAGAGGTCCATTAGGTGAATTATTAGGGACAGCTATTAAGACTGCCTCCACTATAAATACCATAAATGGTGCCATAGAAAGTGGAAACCCTTTAGCAATAGGATCAACCCTACCAGGTTTGGGGTTGTCTAATTTTACATTATCATCAGGATTAACAAGAATAGGATTATAAGTATGCTACCGACAATTGATGTGCCAACATTTTCTGTTGAATTACCAATTTCTAAAAAAAATATACAATTTAGACCATATTTAGTTAAAGAACAGAAAATTTTAACAATGGCTAAAGAATCTGGAGAAAAAAATTCAGTAATTAATGCAATATTACAAATTATTAATAATTGTATTATAACAGATATTAATATACAAGAAGAATTACCAATTACTGATGTTGAATATTTATTTTATCAACTTAGAGCCAGATCTGAATCTGAACTTGTAAATTTAAAATATAGATGCGAAAATAAAATTGAAGATACTATATGTGGCAACACTATGGATCACACATTAAATTTATTAACCGATTTAGAAATTTTAGATAATGGTGTTTCTCCAATAATTGAAATTACTGAAAATGTTGGCATTAAATTAAAACACCAAAGATTTGAACTTGACGGTTTAGAGGATACATTACCAACACCAAAAGAATTGTTTGAGATTATTGCAAATAATGTAGATTTTATCTATGATGAAAATTCTTCATATAATGCTAAAGATATTCCTCAACAAAAGATTGTTGAGTGGATTGGTAATTTACCAACAGAAAAGTACGAAAAAATAGAACAATTCTTCTTAAACGAACCAAAAATTATAAAAAAATTAAATATAACTTGTAATAAATGTGGTATGAATCACAACATTTTAGTTGAGGATATTTTCGATTTTTTTACTTAATTCTTGGTAATGATAAACTTTCAGTTTATTATAAAACTAATTTTGCTATGATGCAACATCATGGTTATAGTTTAACTGAACTGGAAGCGATGATCCCTTGGGAAAGGGAAATTTATATAGGTTTATTGGTTCAACATATTAGAGAAAAAGAAGAAAAACGTAAACAGCAAGAAGCTATTAGGAATCAACATTAAAAATGGCAAATAATTCAGATAAAGAAAATAACTGGGTGCAAACTGCTGGAGATACCGCTCGAGGTGCTTGGCAAGGTGCAACTATGGGGTTCGGGGAAAATATCTCTGCTGGTGTCAAAAGCGTAGTCAAAGGAACGAAATATGCTGATGAATTAAAATCTGAAGAAAACGCAAACGAAGAGGCTCTACAACGAAATCCTGTTGCATACAGCACAGGATTCGCTGGAGGAACAGCAGGTTCGTTAATGATAGGAACAGGAGAAATTGCCGCTGGTGCTAGAGTTGCCACTGCTGCAGGAAAAACTGCAATATCAACTGCATCAAAAATTTTACCAAAAGCAGAAACCATAGGTAAAGTTGCAGGTAAAGTAGCAGATAAAGCTGGTGGTATCGCTACAGGAATGTTTGATACCTTAAAAGCTGCTAAAGGTGGTATTCAAGAAAAAATATTATCAAAAACTGAAGGATTAGCAGATAAAGCAACTAACACTTTTAAATCTGGTATGGAAACCATTAAAGCAAAAGGCAGCGAATTAGCTGAAAATGTTGCAGGTAAAGTTTCTGATGCCAAAGAAATATTTAAACCCAAAATTGAAAAGGGTATTGAAGCAATTAAAGAAAAAGCTTCTAGTGCATTGGAATCATCAAAAGAATTTGCTGGTAATGTTACAAGTAAATTAAAAGAAGGTGGTAAAAAGGCAGTAGAAGTTGGTTCTAATTTAGTTAAAAAAGGTGGAGAATTTCTGGGTAATGCTACAGGAGCTATAGGAAGATTAGGTTCCAATTTAGTTGGATCGTTATTCGGCAAAAAAGATAAAGAACATCAAGATACAACCCAACATCAAACAGGAGAACATCAGGGAGAATTAGTACCAGATGAACCTGCTGTTCCTGAAGAAATAATCGAACATTCTTCAGGTGGAGATTCAGGGGAACTTGCTGGAAATACTGCAGGGGATGGTGGTCTAGCCAGTTCAAATGCTATTGAAATTTTAAATAAAATTTATGAAGCATTAACGAAATTAAACTCAACTGCTGATAGAATGTCTGTTGGTATATCTTCGATGTCTCGCGAAGCTGCAAGAAAAGACATTGATGCTGATATTACAGCAGAAAATAAAAATGCAAGAGCTGGACACAAAGGTAGTCATGGTGGTTCTGGTGGTGGTTCTGGTGGTGGTTCTGGTGGGTTTATTCCGTCTATAGCAAGTAAAACTTTTAATGCAGCAGGAGGTTTTGGGGGATTAGCTGCTGCAGCTATTTTAGGTACTGGTGAAGGCGAATCTCTCGCAGATCAAGGTCTGACTTGGGCAAAGGGGACTGATACTTATAAAGCAGCAGAAGAAAAAGTTAACTGGATACAAGGGACTGATGCGTACAAAAAAACTGCGTCAGCAGTAGGATCAGTTTGGGATAAAGGTACAGAATTATTGGGATTCGGTGGAGGAAAATCATTAGGTTCATTAGATGAGGGAGAAAAAGCACATAAAGCATTATTCCCAGGAACGTCTAAAGGCGAAGAGCAAGATATGATGATGGGTGGATATAAAAAAGGAAAATATACACCATCTATTATAGACAAAGCAGTAGGAGCAGTATCCCAAAAATATGAATCTGGTAAAAGTGGAGCAGGAACTGTTTCAACTGGAAAAGGAGATTTCGGTGGCGCGTCATACGGAACATATCAATTAGCTTCTTCTGGCGGAGAAAAAAGTACATTAAATAAATTTTTAAATTCATCTGGATACGCAAAAGAATTCCAAGGATTAACTGCTGGTTCAAAAGAATTTAATGAAAAATGGAAAGAAGTTGCGTCAAAAGACGAAAAATTTGGTGACGCTCAACACGAATTTATAAAACAGTCCCATTTTGATCCGCAAATGGAAAAATTACAAAAATCTGGTATAGATTTATCTAAATCAGGCAGAGCTGTACAAGAAGCAGTTTGGAGTACTTCAGTTCAATTTGGAGGAAGTACTGGATTAATAGAAAAAGCTCTTGAAGGAAAAGATGCATCAAAAATGTCAGATGCGGATATTGTATCAGCAATACAAGACTATAAAATTGCAAATAATGATAAATTATTTAAAAGTTCTAGCGGTGATGTAAAGGCAGGAACGTTAAGCAGAGCAAGTAAAGAAAAAGCTGATTTATTGCAAGTAGCAGCATCTAAAACCGAAAATGCTACAGCAACTTCTCTAATGTACAAAAATGGACCGCAGCAAGAATTAAAACTCGCAGCATCTAAAACCGAAAATGCTACAGCAACTCCTCTAATGGACAAAAATGGACCGCAGCAAGAAT